TTAAAGGATAAACCGAGCAGCGACACGCCCAAAACTACGCCTAATCCTTGACCTTGTCAGACTATTGCTTCATTCTGTTATCAGGGAGCGAAGCACAGTAGCTCTCTGAACGGGAGCAATTATGTTAATCACAATAGATATAGGCTGGATCATGTTGGGCTTCTTGGCTACAACAGTGCTGTTCTACACGTTAGGCGTTAACGCTGGTCAAGCTAATGGCTACATGCGCGGACGTGCCGCCGGTATTAAACTAGGCAAGCTAATCAAGGAGCAATCATGAGCTTCTTAGATAACTATGAAGGTGTTGCCGAGCGAATTAAACGCTTTTGGGCAACCTATCCAACAGGCAAAATCCACACGTCGATTGTTGATGTCGATATAAAGTCTGGCTACATCTTGGTTGAGTGCCGCATATATAAAAAATACGAGGACGAGCAGCCAGCAGGTATTGACTACGCCTTTGGCAATGTAGCCACCTATAACGTCAACATGAAAAAATGGTTCGTTGAGGACACAGTAACTTCTGCAATAGGACGTTGCGCAGGGCTGGTTTTAGGAACAGACACAAGGCCAACTCAGGAGAATATGCGTCAGGCCGAGCAGGTTGATGTTCAAATGGTGCGTCAGAGTGCCGAGGACGTCGATCTGTGGGCTACCTCAATCAGTGAGGATCTAGTGCCAGCAGCTAGTGCAATCGAACAAATCAAATCACAACTTGGCGGCGTACAAGTAGCAGCTGCGCCAATCTGCTCACATGGTCACATGATCTGGCGTGCTGGCGATAAGAATGGCAAGGCTTGGGGCGGTTACATGTGCGTTGAAAAAACCAAAGCCAAGCAATGTGCGCCACGTTGGTTCATGCTTGGCTCAGACGGCCAGTGGAAGCCACAGGTGTAACTATGTCAAAATTGAAACCATTGGTTGATAAAAATTACATACTTTGCAACGGTTGCGGAAAAATCTGGCATTTAAAACAAGATTATTCATGTGTTAAATGCGAAATAACTATGCAGTTGTCAAATCTGCAAGGTTTGATAACAAGTGTTTATGAAAATATAGATAACTTAATTATAGGCAAAACTGAACGTCCAACGATTGAGCGTAAATAAACATGGGCGACTTTGAGATGATTAACCTGACGACAGGTGCGCGCTTGCGTATTGACAAAGACGGATCAGAGCTGCGAGACGAGGTCATTCCACCGGCAATCGAGTGGTGCGATAAAGGCCAACACTATGCGCCCAAATTAGGCGGTCGTGATGATTACAACATTTTGTGGATTTGTCTGGCGTGCCAGCAATGATGATCAAAATGAAAATGTCTCAAGCTGATGAATGGGCAATCCACAATCGAGCGGCCGCAGTTATATTTGAACGAGTGGAACTTAGTACACAACCAAGATATGACGCAAAGTTAAATCAGTATGAACGCGTTGCACAATATGCTGAGTCTATAGCAGCAGAAATTGTGGTTGCTCGGTACTTTGGCGTTGATTACGATTTGAACAAAAACAACGGCAAAAATCAAGCAGACGTTGGCAAAGGCATAGAAGTCAAGTGGACTTCCTACATAAACGGATCTCTTATCGTGTATCCAAACGATCGAGTAGATGATGTTGCAGTTCTTGTCGTTGGTCGATCACCTGAGTATTACATTGTTGGCTGGTTGCCGGTAAAGCAAGCCATGCAAAAGCAATTTAAGAATAGCCAGCAAGAGAGCTGGTGGGTCAACCAAGACAGCCTTAATCCGATTGGCGATCTTGTAAGGAGCAGCTATGCGACAACTCATATTTGATTGCTCGATCTGCGCAAAGCTCTACGGTGACGGCCGCAGGCTGCACTTACTATCCAAGGGCAAAGAGCTAACGCTTCATGAGTGGTTCAGCCAATGTTCGGGCTGTGGATCATTTGGGATCAAATTAGTTGACGAAAGCTTGGTCAGAGACGAATGAGAACCGAAATTAAACACGTCTGCGATTGTGGTAAAACGTTCAACATTGACAGCGCAAGGCCGTTGGTTGCTGTAACTATCCTGCAAGTCTCGATCAAGAACCATTCTGAGGATTGCGAGAAGGCTTGTGGATAACCTGTGGACAACACGCCCAAGCCTATGCTCAATACCTGTGGATAACTCTGGCCTACTTGACTCGCTGGTGTACGCTGGAGCATACAAGTCGGAGGAGATTTTATGACTTCCAGACAGAATGATTATGACTCTTTCAAGTTAATCATTAAAAGCAAAATAAAAAAAACTGTGCTGTTGTCAGTAATCGCCAGCGCAGTAACAGGCCACAGCTCTGCCTACGGCGTCGATTACCGGGACGCAATCAAACTATATGCACATAGCCAGATAGTAAATGACAGCCAATATCAGTGCTTTTACAAGCTAATAACAAAGGAAAGTAATTGGCGTGTAAATGCAAAGAACGGAAGTCATTACGGTTTAGGTCAAATGCGCAACATCAAGTACAAGTACCTTGACGGTTTCAAGCAGGTCGATTGGTCGCTTCGTTATCATAAAGACCGATATGGCAGTTCATGCAACGCTTGGCGTTTCTGGTTAAAGAATGGATACCACTGATGTCAACCAAGAGTGCAAGAGCTACTGGTGGAAACACTAGGGCTTGGCGCAAGATTAGAGAACGGATACTGATACGTGACGGCTATTGCTGCCAATACTGCGGATCAGAAAATGCCACAACAGTTGACCACGTCTTGCCGATAAGTAAGGGCGGCACAGATGAACCTGAAAACCTTTTGGCTGCGTGTACTAGGTGCAACTATCAGAAAAAAGACAAGGTAGGTCAGTTTTTTGGACAGCCTAGGACACCTCTGACTCTTCCTTTTCTGTTTTCACCGCAACAAGAAAGCACAAGTCATGACTAAGGCTGGACAGGGTCGCACAAGGGCGCTAAAGGCCGTACCAGAGGCGAACAGGGATGAACAGGGAATTGCTCTGGAGTCCAAGCGTCTAATTGGCTCAGATCGCCCTAGAATTCACTCTGCGCTTAACGATTTACCGTCCAGAGGCCAAGAAGTCATTGACTTTGCGGAGTCGATAGGCGTAAAACTTATGCCTTGGCAAAAATTCGTGTTTTTAAATGCTTTAAAAATTAAGCCTGACGGGCGCTGGAAACACCCGGTGGTCGTGATCGTTGCAGCCCGGCAAAACGGTAAATCAACAATTATGGAAATGTCGATCCTTGCCAGAATGTTTTTGTGGAAAGAACCTTTGCAGCTGGGCAGCGCACACGTACTCACAACCTCACTTGAGACATTTCGGCACATTGTCAATCTGATCGAGAGCAATAAGAAGCTTGCATTGCAGGTCAAGAAAATCCGCTGGGCGCATGGGTCAGAGGAGATCGAGTTAAAGTCTGGCGCTCGCTATGTGGTCAAGGCCGCCAACGCAGCTGCTCGCGGTTTCGCAAAACCTGAGACGGTGTATATGGACGAGACGCGACAACTTAAAGACACTGAGGCTTGGTCTGCTATGCGGTACACAATGATGGCTGCAAAAAATCCTCAGCTTTGGACGTTTTCAAATGCCGGTGATCAACACAGCTTAATCCTCAACCAGCTGCGTGATCGAGGCCAAGCAAGTGCGGCTGGATCTGAGGACGATATTGCGTACTTTGAATGGTCTGCATATTCGGACAAGATTACTGACGAAAAAAATTGGGTCGCTAGCAATCCTGCACTTGGACACACTATTCATGCCGACAATATCCGCGCGGTCTTAAATGATCCGCCTGACGTTGTCCAAACCGAGGTATTGTGTAGGTGGGTCAACACAATTTCTGGAGCTATACCGGCTAAAGAGTGGAATGAGTGTGGCGGCGCTGAAGTACATCTCGACGTGGAGAAGGTGACTTGGTTTGGCCTTGATAGTTCGCCGGATCGCAGAGATTGTGCGTTAGTTGCCGCTCAGAAAAATCCTGACGATACTTTCAATATCAAGCTGCTGCACACTTGGCACAATCCGATTTCGCTCGACGATAAAGCGATCGCAAATGACATTGCGCCTTATGCCCGCAAATATCCTGTCGAATATGTGGCTTTTAGCAAAAGAACTAGCTCTGCAATAGCTGCTCGCCTTGCACCTGCTGGAATTCCAGTAATCGACATTGACGGC